GATCAGAAAGACTTACCTATTTAATTTAGCTAAGAATATTATGTCCGCTTTAGCCTCACAAAAGGATATGATAGTACAACTAAGTGCTAACCGCAGAGCGGAAGCAAAACTAATCGAACAAAATTAACAACACAACTATGGTAAACCTAGACGAACTTCGTAAAAAATACGAGCAAGTTTCCAAGCAGAACAGCAACAGCGGCGGGGATTTCCTCGACAAGTTCTTTATGCTTGAGAAGGGCAAATCGACTGTACGAATCCTTCCCCCACAGGAAGGCGAACAATTCTACGCCGAGACTGCTATCCACCGCCTCAATGATAAGAACTATCATTGTCCACGGGTATCCGGAGGCAAGTGTCCTGTATGTGATACTTACTACGACCTTTGGAAGCGCATCAACCAACTGGGCAAGACGACCCCAGAAGGTAAAGAACTCATTGCAGTTACCAAGGCTATCAAAGCCCGTAAACGCTACTACATGAACGTTATTGACCGTCGAGACGGAAGTGTTAAGATTCTATCCATTGGCATGAAGCTGTTTGGTAAGATTCTCGATACCTTCTTCGATGAAGATTACGGTGACCTGACCGACATGAAAGGTGGTTGGGATTATAAAATCGACAAGGAAGTCGTTGGCGACGATTACCCTAACTACGATAAGTCTGCCCCACGTCCTAAAGCAACCGAAGCTGGCTCCGCTCAGGAGTGTGAAGCATGGTTGGACCAACGGCACGATATTCAAGGCTTGGTGAAAGTTGCTGAGTATGATGTATTGAAAGAGCTTATGCTACCTTTCAGTAATGAGCCAAATCCAAAGACCGCAGAAGAGGTAGCCCAAGAGGATGCTTCCGCTGAGGGAGACGGTGAGGAAGATTACATGGCTAGTCTCAAGAACATCGACTTGTCTAACACTGAGGACTAATTAATGCTATTAGCAGCCACCCTCACTATATAAAGAAGGTGGCTGCTATGACACACAGATGGAAACCAAAGAGAGTTGAAGAATCAGAACGAGGTATTATAAAAAAACGATGCAGTACTTGTTCGAAAGAATATACCTTGCTGGATTTTAATAAAGGGAATGCACTTCACGGATATAAGAGCGAGTGTAAGGCATGTCAACAGCTTAGAAATAGTGCGTATAAGAAAATTCCGGAAAACAGAGAACGAGAAAATGCGGCACAAAGAAAAAGACATGCTAAACTATCTCAAGAAGAGAAAACATTTATCTACCTATCAAGAAAAGAGTATTTTACAGAGTACCAAAGATGGTGGTTAAAAAATACCGAAAGGGGAAGAGTCCAAGCTAAGAAAAGAGATTTAAGAAAAAAATTAAGGCGCACTTCCATAGACGTGTCTTCTGTAGTTTCTTTAGAGGAGTACAACAAGAACAAGTTTAAAAACGATGGGTTTACATGTGAGTATTGCCACAAACAAATTAAAGGACCTTACCATTTAGAACATATAATTCCCGTGTTTAAAAAGGGCTCGGGAAAACTAGAAAATCTTGCAATCGCATGTCCTTCGTGCAACTGTAGAAAAGGTGTGAAAGATTTATCTGAATTTGCACCTAACAAAACAAGCTATTTTAAAAATAGAAAACTATGACCATTAACGAAAAAAAACCTGCATCCGCCGATGTTAAGACTCGCAAGCTAAGAATTCTTGTGGCTCCAAGTAACGAAGGCGGATGCGCCTAGCTTACTATCGCATCATCATGCCGATGCAAAAATTGGCAGAGAAGTATCCTGATGACGTAGAGATTAGATTCAATTCTAACCCTTTAGGCATTGACCCAGAGACCCGTAAACAATCAGAGGATTGGACTCCCGCTGATTTTGAATGGGCGGATATTGTTTTCACACAAAACATCCACAACTTTGGTGGCATGTACACAATGAATCTCCTAAAGACAGCCGCTGAACACGGTTGCTTTACTCACTTTGATACGGACGATTTGTTGACAGACCTTTATGAAGGTCACCGACTGTACGATGTTTACAAGGAGCACAAGCTGGACGAGGTTACCAAGTTCATCTACAACAACGTAGACCTAGTAACTGTTACCCAGCGCAAGTTTGCAGAGCGCATTATGCCCTTTGTACGCAATGCTCTAGTTGTGATTAAGAACGCAATTGATTTTGAACTTCCTTGCTGGAATGTCCCACGGACTACAGCCAAGCCGGTTCGTGTTGGTTGGGTAGGTGGTATCCACCACGACGTAGATGTTAAGCAGTTTGCTAAAGTTCCCTTGGGAGTTAATAGTAGAGTGGGAGTGGAGAACGTACACTGGGGATTCTACGGAAGACCTCCTGTGCAGATGAAAGACGATGGTACACCGGACCAGGATTGGCAACAAGACGTATGGGACGGTTACGAAAAGGTTATGGCTGCAGGTCTAGTTGGTCGTAGTAAGAACTACGGCATCTTTCCAGCAATGCCAGCACACGACTATGGGAAAATGTTTTCTCAGATTGATGTCGCTGTTGCACCATTGGAGCCAAATAATTTCAACGATTCCAAATCAGAGATTAAAGCTATCGAAGCAGGTCACTACGGAATCCCTCTAATCTGTACAGACATTGGGTGCTACGATGAAATCATTACAAACGGAGAAACAGGATTCCTGATTCCCCCAGACAACAAGTATGGCACATGGGTTAAGACCCTAACCAAGGTTTGCAAAGACCGTAAGCTTATCAAGCATATGGGACAGAACCTAAAGAAAATTGTAGACGAGAACTACGATATCAATAAAATTATTGGTGGTCGTCTCGAGCTATACCAACAACTACTAGAGGCTAAAGCTAAAGCTGTGGAAATCGCAGTACAACGACAAGAAGCACATGAACAAGGCTCCCCACTACCTTAGTATTGTAGCGTGCATCAAGAATGAAGCACCCTACCTGGAAGAGTGGATTGAATTCCACTTAGCAGTAGGCGTAGACCATTTCTACCTGTATAACAATGAAAGCGTTGATAACACTAATGAAGTGTTGCAACCATACATTGACGCAGGAGTAGTGTCTCTGTTCAATACGGACATGGATAACTGTCAGTTCGCGTGTTACTACAATGCGTTGACCGCGTTCCGTGACCAGAGTGTATGGATGGCGTTTATTGATGCTGATGAGTTCTTGTTTAGTCCAAAGGGACACACTCCTACTGGATGGCTTCCAAAAGAACTAGAGGCTTTTGAAACTACAGTCCCAGGTATTGCGGTGAACGAAGTATTCTTTGGCTCTAACGGACATAAGAAAAAGCCTAAGGGTTTAGTACTTGAAAGTTACACTAAAAGAGAAGAGGTACTTAACCTGCACATTAAAAGTATCGTGCAGCCAAAGTATACTATCTGTCCCGCTAATAACCCTCACTCTTTTCTATATGTTGGACAGCCTCCTTCACCAGCAGGAACAGAGGAATTCAAGCCGTGCCCAGGTCCTTTTACCGAAACGCATAGCTCTGATGTTTTCAGAATCCACCACTACTTCTCTAAGTCTAGAGAGGAAGCAAAGGTTAAGTTAGACCGGGGACGTGCAGACGTACCTAAGCGAGACCCAATGTTTCGTTACGGGTCAGGTATTAGCGTTACTTTAGATGACTACTGTGCAGGTTCCAACGACGTGGAAGATAACTACATGGTTGAGTCTGGGTTAACTGATATTGTAAAGAAAGCTATAGATGGCAAAAATAAAAATTCTTAGTGGCTGGTCGAACCCAGGTGGTTCGACAGAAGCCTTTATTAATCTGTGCAATCTCTTTAACCAGAGAGGGCACGATTGCACGTTCTACGGCCCGCATGAATTCCACCTGGATAAATGTAAGTCTGGAATGTTGGGAGATTGCCCAGTCAATGAGTTCGATGAGAGATTGATTGTTCACTACCTCAAGCTACCTCAAAGACCCGAAGAGTCCGAAGCCGTTATCCTTGCTTGTCATGAGAAGGAAATCTTCCCAGTAAAGGACATCCCTTGTTTCTGGGACAACACGGTTTTCGTATCTGAATCACAGAGAGAGTGGCACGGAACGAACGGTGTTATTATTCCTAATGTAGTAGCTGACCTAGAAGAGCCTAAAGCTTTTATCTTAGGTCAACCCGCTGGAATCATTGGAAGTATAGACGAGAACAAACAAACTCACGTATCTATTCAGCGAGCCCTGGATGATGGCAACAAACTTGTTAAATTATTCGGTGTCGTAACAGACCACGGGTACTATGATGAGTATGTTAAACCTTACGTCGAAGACGGTAAGGCTGAACTAATGGGACATGAAGATGACAAGCAAAAAATGTACAACTCTCTCTCCTGCGTCTATCACTCCTCAAAAAGT